GACTTTGTCTCATCTTTGAGTGAAAGCATGACTCAAACTGGTGAAATTACTAAAAAACAAAAAGCACAACTTTTAAAAAAAATGGGTTTTAAATGTAAATTTGCAGCAAGTAAAGGTGGACTTGGTAGATGTGATGATCCAGAAAATTATGTTGAAGATATAAATAAAACAAGAGCAGATCTTAATTCAAATGATGTAACAGTTAGAGCTGCTGCAAATGCAAAACTAAATAAAGGTTTACAAGTTGCAAAAACATTACCAACGATAGGTAAATTTTTAAGACGTGTGGGTCAAGCAACAGTAGGTGGTGTATCAAAAGCTTTACAAGCAACGGGTTTAGGAACTCCTGTTGGTCTTGCAATCGAAGGAATGGTTGAAGGTGGTATTTATGATTATTACCGAGGACAAGGATATACCCATGATCAAGCATATTCAGAAACATTTTTTCCAGGAATTATAACTGGAAGAAAGGAAGGAGTGCCATGGTATGGAGGCTCTGAACAATTATTAGAAAAAGAATTAATTGGTGGTCAACCAAAAGTAGCACAATATGTTAGTGCATTAAAAGATCAAGATCAAGTGTTTGATGCGTTTGCTAGAAAAGAACAAGGACTACAAGCACAGAGAAAAGATATTACAGATATGGCTTCTGCTGATATTCAAGATTTAAACAGATCGGGAACAATAAGTAGAATTAATCAAATAATGAATCCTGAGAGTATGGCATCACAAGCATATCAAACGGCTGTTGAGACGCAAGCAGGTAGACAAGATCAAAGAGCTAGAGATTATAGAGCTGAAAATTACATACAAAAAGAGCCAAGTGAGTTTATGGAAAATGAATTACAAAAAAAGAGAAACAAAGAAATGCTAGAATTGTTTCCACAACCAACAGTAGATACAGTTAGAGATGTTTATCAAGCTGCTGGTTTTGGAGACGCATTAAAATATTTTACTGCAGAGGATTATAAAAATAAAATGAAACAATTTGATGATTATCAAAAACAAGATTATTTTGCTGATAATTTTAGATTAGAAAAAGCAGGTGGAGGTATCGCTAAATTAGCTGGTGTATCATCAGGTGTAGCACCATTAAGAGGCCCTCAACCACAAGGCTTGTCTTATCTAATGAAACGTGGTATTAAAACATAGGAGTATTAAATGGCAGATATAGATAAAGGACTCCCGAACACTCGTACTAAACTAGATATCCCTTCACAAGAGGAGATAGAGGAAGTTAGCGTTCAGGAACCAGTAGAAGAAAAAGGACCAATCGAAGTTGTACCTGAAGAAGATGGTGGAGCAACGATTGACTTTGAACCAGGTGCAATCAACATACCTGGAACAGAAAATCATTTTGATAATTTAGCAGATATTTTACCAGAAGAAGTTACTGAGCCAATCGGAAACGAAATGACTCAAAACTACATGGATTATAAATCTTCTAGAAAAGAATGGGAAGACAGTTACAAAACAGGTTTAGATCTTTTAGGATTTAAATATGAAAACAGAACTGAACCTTTCCAAGGAGCTTCAGGTGCCACGCACCCTGTAATGGCAGAAGCTGTTACACAATTCCAAGCTCAAGCATATAAAGAATTATTACCTGCAGATGGACCTGTAAGAACAGATATTGTTGGAATCAAAACTCCACAAACTGAACAACAGGCAGAGCGTGTAAAAGATTTTATGAATTACCTGATTATGGATCAGATGAAAGAATACGAATCAGAATTTGATTCTATGTTGTTTCATCTTCCGTTAGCTGGTTCTACTTTTAAAAAAGTATACTACGATACAACGATGGGAAGAGCAGTATCGAAGTTTGTACCAGCAGATGAATTAATCGTTCCGTATACGGCTACCTCATTAGACGATGCGGAAGCGGTTATTCACACAATTAAAATTTCTGAAAACGAATTAAGAAAACAACAAGTATCAGGTTTCTATTCTGACATAGATTTAGGACCTCCTGGTACAGATGTTAATGATGAATTAAATAAAAAGGAACGTGAGTTAGAAGGTACAAAGAAAACTGGTAAGAACGAACCAGTATATACTTTGTTAGAGTGTCACGTAAACCTAGACCTGGAAGGTTTTGAAGATCAAGGAACTGATGGACCTACAGGAATAAAATTACCTTACATCGTAACAGTCGAGGAAGGTAGTAGGAAAGTTCTTTCTATCAGAAGGAACTATGCGCCCGATGATCTAAAGAAACGTAAGATCCAATATTTTGTCCACTTCAAATTTCTGCCAGGACTTGGATTTTATGGCTTTGGACTCATTCATATGATTGGCGGATTGAGTCGTACGGCAACGGCGGCTCTCCGTCAATTATTAGACGCTGGTACTTTATCGAACTTACCTGCAGGATTTAAACAAAGAGGTGTAAGAGTTAGAGATGAAGCATCACCAATACAACCAGGTGAATTTAAAGATGTAGATGCACCAGGTGGATCATTAAGAGATGCTTTCTTTCCATTACCGTACAAAGAACCTTCACCAACATTATTAAATTTATTAGGTGTTGTAGTATCAGCTGGTCAAAGATTCGCGGCGATTGCTGACATGCAAGTGGGAGATGGTAACCAACAAGCCGCAGTTGGAACCACAATCGCTCTTCTCGAAAGAGGCTCACGAGTCATGTCGGCAATTCACAAAAGATGTTATGCAGCAATGAAGAATGAATTTAGATTGCTTGCAAATATTGTTTCAAAATATTTACCACCAGAATATCCATACGATGTTGTCGGTGGTGCAAGAAATGTTAAGCAAACAGATTTTGATGACAGAGTAGATATTATACCAGTTGCAGATCCAAATATATTTTCTATGTCTCAAAGAATTACTTTGGCACAAACACAATTACAAATTGCTACATCAAATCCACAAATGCACAACATGTATCAAATATACAGAAACATGTATAATGCGATTGGTGTAAAAAATATTGATGCGGTGTTACCACCACCTGCACCTTCAGCTCCGATGGACCCAAGTATGGAACACATTAGTGCGATGGGTATGAAACCTTTCCAAGCGTTTCCAGGTCAAGACCACAGAGCACACATCACAGCACATTTAAACTTTATGTCGACTAACATGGTAAGAAATAATCCTATGATTATGGCTGCAATACAAAAAAATATACTTGAACACATATCAATCATGGCTCAAGAGCAGGTTCAGTTAGAAGCAAGAGAAGAATTACAACAAATGATGATGCTACAACAGCAAGCTGCAGTAAACCCACAGGCTGCACAACAACTTCAAGCGTTGACACAACGTATTGAAGCAAGAAAAGCTGTCTTAGTTGCTGAAATGACTGAAGAATACATGAAGGAAGAGAAGAAAATTACATCACAATTTGATTCTGACCCTCTATTGAAGTTAAAATCACGTGAAGTTGACCTTAGAGCAATGGAAAATGAGCGTAAAAAGATGGCTGATGAAGCAAATCAAGATTTAAACAGAGCAAAATTAATGCAAGCACAAGAAATCGCTGAAGATAAGCTAGATCAGAACGAAGATTTAGCAAAATTACGTGCTGGAGTCAGTCTTGCAAAGTCTGGTGTACAACAGGCGCAAGTTATGGTAGGAGAAGAGGAATAAAAGGAGCAAAAAATGCAAAAACTTGATAAAATACAAGAAGTTAAAGTTGCTGAACAAAGCATAGAGGTTGATCCTAGATCAAAAACTACTGCTGATGGTGCTTATAACTACATTGCTACAGGAAAACCTGAGATGCCAGTTGGTGGTCAGAGAAGAATGTTAGCAGAAAAGAAAAGAAACTCAAAAGCGTACTAATTATGTGGTTATCGGCGATTAAATTAGCCATTTCTGCAGGTAGTAAGATTTATGAGAACAAGCAGAAGACGAAAATGGCGATGTCAGAAGCACAGCTTATGCACGCTTCTCGTATGGCTGAAGGAAAAGAAGCTTACCAGGGTAAATTGTTAGAAGCTAGACAATCAGACTGGAAAGACGAGGCAGTTTTGATAATTTTAAGTTTGCCCGTGGTGGTGCTCGCTTGGGCAGTCATATCAGATGACCCATCAGCTATGGACAAAGTTAAATTGTTCTTTGATATGTTCTCGCA